CGCAGAGAAAGATGTGTTTGCGTACCTCTGCTTGAAGAGTGTCTGCAGAGACAAGACCGTCGACACTGTCAGTTCACTGACTAATCTCGGCGTGTCCTGGCTCAAGGACAAAGGCATGGCCAGCAGCACCCAGCAGATGGCAGTGTTATCAACTGTCGTCCCAAGGGTCCTGGCGGGAAATCCCATGGAAGCCAAGCTGAGAAGCAAGGCAACCATCATGTGGAGGGACGGCTTGTCCAAAGGCCGCGAGTTGGCGTCCGGCATTCTTACGTGTGCCACATTAAGGGGGAGAGTGCAGTTTCATCTGCTATCCCTTCTCCTCATGTGTGCATTAGCGTACGCCGTGGCGTCCTCAGTCTGGTGGTACACCACCCCAACCAGGACCTTGTGGAGCATTCTGTACGAATTTTGGTTCGATTTTTGCGTATATTACGTGCGCTATTTCGTGGCCTTCATGCAGAAGTTGCGCCAACCCATGGTCTTCCTGGGGATCTGGAGTCCACCTGGATTGTGGGAGCGGCTGGAGGAGTGGCAGAGCATCCAGATGTACGAGGAGATGATGTGGACCAGGTGGTTGGTCTGGTTGGCCGTGGCGCAGCTTTCTGCCCTGGTCAGCTGGATCATGACCTGGAACCTCCGCAGTCGGTTCCTGGAGTGCAACATGGCCAAGAAGTAGGACGTAGCGGTTATGGAGTCTAGTGTTTGCGTGAGATCAGCAGGCACTGTACAGCTGAAGCCAATTGCTGACGGTAGCAGCGTGAGCGCAGCTCCAGACCCGCGGTGTGAGGAGCGACGTGTGATGACCCGGATGTGTCCACCCATATCCGGGCTGTGGGCTGTGTATACCCACAGGAACTGCACATGTAACGAATACGTCGCCCTGAGGAATAGAGTGATCGGTGCAGTTCCAAAACCAACATCTGCGGGGCTTAAGCTTTTGAAATCTGAGCTTAGGACCCTGTCCTACAGGTTCCCCCGAGTTAGTCCGATGACTCGGGAGGCATTTTGCGACCATTACACTGGACGGCGCAAATCAAGGTACTTAGAGGCTGTGAAGTCTCTGGAAGAGTGTCCGCTTATATTACCGAAGGAAGCAATGGTACGTGCTTTTGTTAAATCTGAAAAGTTCAATCCTAGCGCTAAGGTCAACCCTGACCCACGGATGATTCAGGCCAGAAGCCCGCGCTTCAACGTGGAGATCGGCCTCTATCTCAAGCCCATAGAACACGAAATCTACAGGCTTGAAGATGAGGACGGCTTCCCGCTGATAGCGAAGGGAATGGCCCCGTGGGATAGGGGTGAAGCCATACGCCGGATGTGGAACTGGTTTGCACGGCCCGTAGCAGTCATCCTAGATGGTTCGAGATGGGACCAGCATTTATCGAGGCAAATTATTAGATTGGAGCATTCATTCTATCTCCGATCATGCAATGACCCTTGGTTTGCTGAGCTCTTATCGATGCAACTCAAGAACAAAGTTGTGACATCTGGGGGGTGGCGCTATGTGGTAGATGGTAATAGAATGAGTGGGGACATGAACACAGCCCTCGGGAATTGTGTCATCATGATCCTCATGATTAGGG